CGCTGTTGCGGGCTCCGAGCTCAACGGGCTTATCATGTGATCCCTCCGTATCTACAGTAGCGTAGGACAGGTGTCATGGCGCGTGTTGTTAGGACTAGATCAGGATCTGCGTCACTTGGTAGTGGCACAGCCAAACTCTATCTTAACAACAATACGACTCCGTCGTCCACAACAACTCGTAACTGGTCTCGAGTGAGATCAATTACGGATTTTCATGGTCGACCGATATCGGATGGGCCGCTAAACTCTAATCAGTATAAGGGTAACGTCCCTTCACTGTTTGGTAAGGCAGTCCATTCGTCGTTTTCAGCCACGCACACTGATTACGAGAACTTCAGCTCCGCTGGGATTCCGAGTGCTATGGATTTAGTATCCGTAATACCGGCTCCCAGTGGCTGGATGTTGGACCTTGTAGCCGGGACAAACCCGTCCCGACCTGTGCTCAACATTCCAGAGCTCGTTGAAGATCTCGCTGACCTTCCAAAAGCGATCCGAAACCTCGGAAACCTGATTGCTCACCCTGGTTCGAAGGCAAACCCAAAGGGATTTGCTGGAGAGTACCTCGGTGTGCAATTCGGGTGGATTCCGTTGATTGAGGACCTTACCAAGTTACTGGATTTCCAAAAGTACGCTATCAAGCGTGCCAAGGAATTAGACCAGCTATACTCGGGGAAGGGTCTACGCCGTCGCTTGAAGTTTCTGGATGATACTACGGAGCAGCAGTTCTCGACAACGTATACGTTGTCGGGAGGTGCGTCCATAGTATTTAAGACTAGTCTTAAAGTAAAGCGTGAGCAGTGGGCTACTATTCATTGGTGGCCGACTACTCCTCCGCCTTACCATCCAGGGGACGAGAGCAACCATGCTTTTGTGCGCAGGTTAATCTTGGGATTCACCCCCGAAGGCTTTGCAAATGGCCTTTGGAAAGTGATCCCATGGACCTGGCTCATAGGCTGGTTTTCGAACGTTGGGAAGTATACACTTGCCCATTCGTTCACAGTTCCTGCGACTCATGGAGTAGGTTGCTTCATGAGTAAGGCAGAAGCTACTCTCGCCTCCGGGGAAGTTATCCCCGTGGCTATTACCGGTTCCTTCCAAGTGGAAGGAAAAGGTACTGCGACGTACACTATTAAGACACGAGCTGTGTCCAGTAGTGTCACTGTAGGCGCAAACGTACCCTACTTGGATACGTTTCGACTATCCATACTAGGAGCTCTTTGGGTACAAGGTACTTTTGGTAAAGTACTTTCCAAAGTAGCTAACCTAGTATAAGAGGTGAACTCTTTATGCTTGGCACTACACTGGTGATTACTCTTGATGGTTCGGGAGGGACTGCAAAGACCCTTCCGCTCATCAACCAAGACGGGTATTCGTCCGAATACTTTTTGGACGATACCACTGTCACGTATCGGGCGAAAGTCCGACATTCTCGTGACACCGTCAAGACCGGCACTCAGAGCTTCGATCGCCACACTGTGACGTTCGTACGCTTCCTGAAGCCGACCGAGGCGATTCCTCTTGGGTCGCAAAATGAAATCTCGTTTACGATCCGTTCGGATCCTAACGGGACTGCCTCCGACATCATTGATGTCTCTGAAGCCATGTCCTTTTACATGGTCAAGGCTGGAGGTATTGCGGCGAAGTTGCTTGGGTGGGAGTCGTAAATGACGCCCTGACCAAACAACAGACCAGTGTCCTGCTGAGCCGTAGATGTCTAACATAGGAGTGATCCGATGTCAGATACTAACAGCTACGCAGAGTTTACGCTCGGCCTGTTTGCTGCGCAGTTTAACGACTGCACAGTACAGTACCCAGCACTTGCCAAGGAGTTCAAGAGGGATCTTTCCCGTTTGCGCTCCGCTATCGAGCATCATGGAATCAAGTTCGTTCTTGAGACCATGCCTGGTTGGAGAAAACACTTTGATGTGTGTCTCTCCTCAGGGCGCCTAACTCCTAGCCACCTCCATCACTTTGGGAGCTGGTATAGGGGCGGATCAATCCCTCGCTTTTTGCGGGGACTGGTCCTACGCGTTTTCGATAGTAATGGCGACTTGAAACCAGAACCTGATGTCACCGCCATCCGCCTCATAAGGCAACTCCTTGGAGTTGCTCGTAAGTTGCGCATGGATAGTGGAGCCAAGGCCTGCAGCGATGCAGTTCGTGACTTTATCAGGACTGATCTCGAGAATCGTCGTAGCACCCTCAATTGGGGATGCCATGAGGATTTTACTGATGAAATTTCTGAAGCGGTATCATTCACTGATATCGCTGAGAAGTCTCCCAGTAAGCAGGGGTTGTTCCCCTTCCTCGAGGTGTCCAGTCTAACATATGGGCATGCGCTACGCATTCAGCAAGTTGCTGATTACATTAGTGCATGTCTGGGTCACTTTGACCCATTAGACTGGAGGTTTCGTCATGGACCTGGTGCGGTGTCAGATCGCCCGTTTTCTGCGCATAAGTATGCGTTTGAAAACTGGCCTGATAGGCTCAATCGAGCGTTCCCGATGGAGGAGTTTGCTAGTGCAAACTTCTCCACTTGGTGCGACTCGATTCTGTACAAAACCCCGGATAGCGTCGTTAGGAAGGAATTCCCAGCGAAGCTCTGCGCTGTTCCCAAGTCGATTAAGACTCCTAGGCTTATTGCCTCGGAGCCTACGTCGGCTCAATGGTGTCAGCAAAGTATTCGGGATTACTTGTACACTCGCGTTCGGAGGAGTATCATTGGTTCATTTGTCGATTTCCATCGACAAGAATTCAATGGCTCTCTCGCACGCGAAGCCTCCCATCACGGCAAGCACGCGACAATTGATTTGTCTAGTGCTTCTGACCGAATTTCCTGTTGGCACGTGGAGCGACTCTTTCGTCGATCCCCGAGCCTACTTAACTCCCTCAGAGCAACTCGCTCTTTGTGGGTTAGACAGGATATTTGTAGAATAAGCCCACAGCATCACGTGCTGAGGAAGTATTCTACGATGGGTAACGCCACGACCTTCCCTGTTCAGAGTTTGTTCTTCTTATGTGTTATTCTCGGAACGATCTGCTATTGCAGAGACCTTCGAGTTAACACTAAGTCGTTCAAACTCATCAGGGATGGCCAGGTCCGCGTCTTTGGTGACGATCTTATCGTCCCCATAGACTGTGCTGTGGCTATTGTGGATGCGCTTCACGCCTTAGGCCTTAAGGTGAACCGTGACAAGACTTTCCTGAGAGGTAAATTCAGGGAGTCTTGCGGGGTTGATGCGTACGATGGAGAAGACGTTTCCACCGTAAGCGTCTTAAGCGTACCTAATCAGGCGAAGCCTGGATCCATCGTATCGTCCGTTGACGTTCACAATAACCTTTGTATTAAAGGTTATCTGTATACGGCAGCGTACATACAACGGATAGTCAGCAAGGGGAAATATCGAAATATTCCCCCTGTTGCGCATGGATCGGGCTTCTTTGGATGGTACCCTAACTACATTAACGATGTCCCTACTCCAAAGAGTAGATACAATCGTGACTTGCAAGTTAGGGAGTATTGGTGCCTTAGACAATCTGCTAAGGCTACTAATGTACCTTCCAAAGACGGCGCCGCGTTGCTCCAGTATTTTACTGAAGCACCGAGGAAAGTTACCAGTGCGTTTTCAACACTGGACTATCCTATTCGGCGAGCTCGGCCTTCGTTAAAGCCGGGCTGGGTTGTCCTGGG